ATGCATAAATATAGAAATTGACTTACAATTAGCGTATGATATGGGTAAAATATAATGTGGTATGTAAATAAAGAAACAGAGAGGTCGCCTCACTTTTCGAATGAGGAGCTCCTGAAGCTAGAAGGGACCTTGGGCGCTAGAGAGGCTAAGATTTCTCTGGCTAAATTCCTTAGGGGTAATCTCGCTTTTACTACGGAATTAATTTCTGGAATTAGATTAGCGCCATACCAAGAAATCACTTTGCGAGGAATGCTAAATAGAAATTTTTCAATGTGCGTTTGGGGGCGCGGCTGTGGCAAGACTTTCATTGCTTCCGTGTTCTGTTTTCTTCAATGCATATTTGAGCCCGGTACAAAAATATTAATCGCAGGCCCGACATTCCGTACTGCTCGTTTTATTTTTAATAACTTAGAGAAAATTATTAACTCGAAAGGAGCGGAACTTTTATCTCAAGCCTTCTCGACAAAACCCTCTAAAAGGAACGACCAATACGAATGGTTGATAAATGGAGGCTCAATCACAGCGGTCCCCCTCTCGGGAGAAAAGATTCGTGGTTTTCGAGCAAATATCTTGGTGCTTGATGAGTACCTCTTGCTTCCAGAGGAAACGATTAAGACCGTTCTTATGCCCTTTTTGGTTGCGCCTCAAGACATGGCGGAGAGAATTAGGGTTAGAGGAATAGAGGACGAGCTTATAAAAAGGGGAAAAATGAAAGAAGAGCAGAGAATGGTCTTCGGGAATAATTCTAAAATGATAGCCCTCTCTTCCGCCTCATATACTTTCGAGAATTTATACAAGACTTATCAAGACTGGACCCAAAAGATTTACAAGCCGAAAGAATCCGGCGAGTCAAGTTATTTTATATCTCAAATGGGTTACGAAGCCCTCCCAGAAGAGATGATAGATACCACCATCATTGAAGAAGCTAGGAGCAGCGGCGGAACCTCTAATTCATCTTTTCAGCGGGAATACTGCGCTCAATTCACTGATGGGAGTGATTCTTATTTTAGCGCAAAGAAAATGCATGAATGCACCGTGCCCGATGGAGAATCTCCGTCTTCTTTGATTAGGGGCACGAAAGACTCTAAATATATATTAGGGATTGACCCCTCATTCTCTAATAGCCCGAGCTCTGACTTTTTTGCGATGTCCCTCCTCGAACTAGACGATAAGAATAAGCAGGGGATTTTGGTTCATAGTTATGCCGTGGCCGGAGGAGACCTTAAAAGTCATATTGATTATCTTTATTATGTTTTGACTAATTTTAATGTAGAAATGGTATGTATTGATAATGCTGGATTTCAATTTATCGATAGCTGCAATGAGTCTGAGTTATTTACGAACTCACGCTTATCTTTAGATTTCTTCGATTTCAATACTAATAAAGAGGGCGTAGATTATTCTAAAGAGCTGAGGAAGGCGAGAAGAGGATACAATAAAGAATCTGGCAAGATGGTTTTTAAACAAATTTTTGCTTCCGAATGGTTACGTAAAGCGAACGAGCATTTACAAGCTTGTATCGACCATAAGAAGATTTGGTTCGCCTCCAAGACCGTCGCTAGCCCTTCCGAGTTCAACCGTCAGACGGCCTTAAATGTCCCCATTAAACATACAGCAGCGGAGAACGTCCTTGACCTTATCGAGATTCAAGATGATTTGATATACCAAACGAAAAAACAGTGCGCGATGGTGGAAGTAAAAAGCACCGCCAGAGGGACGCAGACTTTTGACCTGCCGCAGCATCTAAAACGCTCGATAAGCGCGAATAGAGCTAGGAAAGATAACTACACTACATTAATGTTGGCGAGTTGGGCCCTAAAATGCTACTATGATATAATGGAAGTGGATAAAGACGCAGCGAATGATACATTTAACCCCGTAATGATACCTTAAATGGTGTAATCTCTTTTAAGGATGTCTGAGAATAGAATTAGATTAAGTCAGATTTATAAGCCGGACGTTTCTGGTCTTGTAGAGGAAATTATTTCGGGCTCTTCTATTATTGGTCCGTCAGGAGCTACTGGGCCAAGCGGAGCGACCGGCGCAGCGGGGCCAAGCGGTGCCGCAGGACCGAGCGGAGCCACTGGCTCGGCGGGTCCGAGCGGCGCTACTGGAGCCGCTGGTCCAAGTGGAGCAACAGGGGTCACTGGGACAAGTGGGGCGTCCGGTACTAGTGTAACGGGCCCGAGCGGCGCTACTGGAGCTGCTGGTCCAAGCGGGGCAACTGGCCCAAGTGGAGCCTCTGGTCAGCCAGTCGCTCAAGGTTCCGATAAGCAGGTCCAAGTAAATAGTGGCGGAGCTACTATGATTGGCGCTAGCAATTTATACTATAACCATAGCTCCACCCCGAACGAACTACATGCGAGTGGGGCTAATGTAAAAATTGGAGCGACAGGTATAATTGAATCCACTGGTGGGTACGATGCTTATATGTATATCGAGCCAACTAGCGATGATTTTGTTATTAGGAAGTCGAATCAAACCCATCAAATAATTATAGACGGTGACGTCGGTAACGTGGGGATAAAACTCCCGACCGGCACACAGCCGACTTACCCTTTGGATGTCTCTGGAGAGGCTTTGTTTAGGGGGGCGGGCTCTGAAAAAGTTGTTATAGACCATGATGCAGGTGGGTCAGAAATTTTACTTTATAATTCAGCAGGCTCGGCGACAGCCAAGTTATCTTCCCATGCTAATTCTTGGGTAGACAATCTTAGAATTAACGTAGTAACTGTAACTGGCGCTGTTTCTGCGTCTGCTACAGGTGCCGGCACTTCTGGTCAAATTGCTTTAGGCGGTGGGTATTTATACGCTTGCACAGGAACCAACGCTTGGGGCCGCGTTCAGCTAAGTACTTTTTGATTGTTTTCTATTTATTTTTCTTCTTGTTTGACTTCTCGAAGATTTTTGTGTAATATATTACATAAATTTAAGTCAAAATGAGCGCTAAAAAACCAACACCCGCGAAGAAGGCCAAATCCGTAGCTAAAAAGACTACGCCTAAAAAAACCGAGGCTAAGAAGGCAAGCAAGGCCGGCGGGGAGGAAGCTAAGCCTTTGATGGTGTCCAGCGCTGCCGCCGCGCCAACCTACACGAGGAGTAGAAGAAATGCGGCCACTTCAATTGAGCGCACGGATAAATACAAAAACATTGAAGACGGGCTAGTCCCCTTTAAGCATTCCGGCGGTGGCGTTAGCTCTAACTCTAATTTAATTGATGTTAGAGACGCAGTTATGTTATGCCAAAAGGCTTATTACAATTTCGCTATCTTCAGAAATACAATTGATTTAATGACCGAGTTTTCCTCGAGCAATATTTATCTTCGAGGAGGAAGCAAAAAATCTCGAAAGTTTTTTGAAGCTCTTTTCAAAAAAATTAATTTAGCTGGTTTCATGGACAAGTTCTTCCGCGAGTATTATCGCTCTGGTAATGTATTTATTTATAGGTTTGATTCTAAAATTAAGCCGGAAGATTTAAAAAGGATTACCCAAACCTTCGGCTCGAGAGTTCTCAAGGACGGCAAGAACGTAATTCCTACGAAGTATATTATTTTAAATCCCGCTGATATAAAACTCACAGGGACACTATCTTTCTCAACGGGTCGGTATTCTAAAACCGTAACTGATTACGAACTAGAAAAATTAAAAAATCCGGAAACAGAAGAGGAACATGATATTGTAAAAAACTTACCAGAGCAAACTCGCAAACAATTAAATTCAAGGTCTAGCATGGTATTGATTCCTCTAGACGTTGAAAAAATTCTAGCAGTATTTTATAAGAAGCAAGACTACGAGCCGTTTGCCGTTCCGATGGGGTATCCAGTACTCGAAGACATTAACGCGAAAGCAGAGATGAAGAAGATTGACATGGCAATCGCTCGAACCATGCAGCAAGCGATTCTTCTTATTACGATGGGTACGGAGCCCGATAAGGGTGGAGTAAACCAAAATAATTTAGCCGCCATGCAGCAACTCTTTACGAATGAATCCGTAGGAAGAGTATTAATTGCAGACTACACGACTAAAGCTGAATTCGTTGTACCCAAAATCGGAGACTTACTCGATGCGAAAAAATACGAAATCTTTGATAGAGATATTCGAATAGGTTTAAACAATGTACTCGTAGGAGAGGACGAAAAGTTTTCTAACATGAGCATTAAGGTGAAGGTCTTTATAGAAAGACTAAAGCAAGCTCGCGAGACTTTTATCAATGAGTTTTTGTTCCCCGAGATTAAAAGAATGTGCAAGAATTTAGGATTTAAGAATTATCCAACTCCATTTTTTGAAGATATCGATTTGAAGGACGGGTTATCTTATGCAAGGATTTATAATCGTTTGGTCGAGCTGGGAGTTCTCACTCCGCGAGAGGGGCTGATGGCTCTAGAAACCGGTAGGCTACCGACTCATGGAGAATCTATTGAAGCTCAAGAAGAGTTTAAGGCTCTAAGAGACTTAGGCCTCTATCAACCCATCGTCGGGGGAGCGAAAACTGAAGTCGAAGAAGACGAAGAAGAGCCCGACGAAGAGGACAAAAAAAAGACCGCTCCGCCAGCACCCGGGAGACCAGCGGGAACAGACGGTATACCTCAGGAGGTGAACCGGCGACCGAATGACAATGAACATTCTGCGCCTTCCATGGCTGGGGAATTGTTCAGCCTAGAGAAGATTAAAAATAATTTACTTTTGGCAAATACTTTAAACGTAGAAGTCGAAAAGAGTCTCAGGAAGAAGCACTCTATTAAAAGGCTAACGAACAAACAAAAAGAGGTGGCTCAAGATATTACAGCTTTAGTTATAGCCAATGAAAATCCCGAAGATTGGAACGGTTCCGTGAGCCTTTATCTAGAGAATCCGGTGGATAATGACAAGGACAGAGTGAGTCAAATTCATGAAATTGCTATTTGCCATCAAGTAGATAGCTACTTGGCCTCCATTCTGTTTGCCAGTAAGAAAGATTAGATTTATGGAAAACGAAAAGAATAAAAGCGTAGAAGAAGATGTGGTCTCCTATGGGTTCGGCGGAGATATAGATATTAATCTCCCCGATATACCCATGCCCATCGTCCAAGAAAAGAAGGAAATAAAAAAAGACGAATGTGACGTTGCTTTTAAGTTCGCGTTTATAGGAGCTGGACAAGGCGGCTCAAGAATTGCTGAGGCCTTTTATGGCTTAGGGTATAGAAAGCTTTCGGCAATTAATACCGCCCAGCAAGATTTAAATACAATTAAGTTGGACGCGAAACTCTGTATCGGAGACGGGGGAGCGGGTAAAGACCCGAGTAAAGCTGAAAGACTTTTTAATGACAGAAAAGAAGATGTTTTAGATTTCATTAGAGATTCCTTCGGGGACGAGGTTGACAGAATCTTCGTTTGCGCTGGAGCAGGGGGAGGCTCTGGAGCGGGAATGTGTGAGCCCTTAATCCATTCTGCTAGAGAGGCTCAAAAACTTCTCAACTCAAAGACGGATAAGGTCGGGTGCATTTTAGCTCTACCGAAGCACTCAGAGGGTCAAAAGGTAAATGAAAACGCATACGATACTTTAAATAGAGTATTAAAATTAGTAGAGCAGGGAATTGTTTCTCCGCTTATCATTTTAGATAACGAAAAAGTTCATCAATTATATCCCGGTCTCGCCGTGGCTCCATTTTGGAAGACGGCGAACTCAAGTATGGCGGGTCTTTTTCACCTGTTTAATCTCACGGCTTCAAAAGATAGCAGCTATTCTTCTTTTGATTCAAATGACTATAAACAGCTATTAGACTCTGGGCTGATAGTGTTTGGAGCGTCTCCAGTTCCGAATTGGGAGAGCGCCTCGGATATATCAAAAACGGTCCGAGACAATTTGAGGAAAAACATCCTTTCTGGCGGGGTTGATTTGAGTACCGGTAATTCTGCTGGCGTGGTAATGATTGGGGGCAAAGAGGTTCTAGATAATGTTCCCCAAGAGAACCTAGATAGAGCTTTTGACCAATTCACTAGAATCCTTGGCGAGCACAGTATAGTGCATCGTGGGATTTACAGCGGAGACAAACCAAACAGTTTGACTGTATACACTTTAATTGGAGGCTTAGGAGCTCCCATCGAGAAGCTAGAGCAACTTAAAGAATTGGGTGGGGTAAGATAAATTAATTAAGTATTTTTTATTTTAGAATTCTCCGAGGTTAATAAGTAATAATACAATACATAGGAATATATATTATGGCAACAAAAAATAATGAAGTAAAACCCGGCTGGAAAACTACAGAATTCTGGATTACTAATCTCGTAATTTTGAGTTCATTACTCTGGGGGGCAAATGTCCTAGACCCGGAGGCCGCTGGGACAGCTAATAAAATCTTTGGTTTCGTAGTCGCTGCACTTTCTGGTCTCGGATATACCGTGTCCAGAGGTCTTGCCAAGAAAGGTAACTGATGTCGACTCTAGTAGCTTTAATTAAAGCTATTCTAGAGTGGCTGACGGACCTTGCAAGGCAAGACATTAAGGCTGGCGATGCTGATGCAACGCCGCAAGGCCTTAAAGATAGATGGCGCAGGCGAATAGAGGAACAGGAAAAGGATGGCAAGAAAAATGAAAATGATTCTGATACTCCTGAGTAGTTTAATACTCTTATCTGGCTGCGGCTCAACGAGAGTTGTGTTCGTGGATACCCAAGCTGACCTAGTTAGACTTGGGCCAGACGTCGAAGGGCGCGTTTATGTCCGGAAAAATGGGGAGTGGATTCTTTCTAAAAAGAAGGTAAAGCTCCCGGAGGGGTGGTACGCTGGGGGCCTCCCTAGGGAGGAATAATTAAAAGTTTCTGACACTTCTCGCCCCGTAGGATTTATTTTTTGCGGGGTTTTCGATTTTTATTTAGAGTTCTTTAAGTATTGCTGGTGTATATATATGTGCGCGGTTATATGTTGTGATTCGCGCTGATTATGGAGAACGAAGTAAAGTGTAAAGGGGGCAACCGCCCTCCGAGTCCTCAGTCTTATGTAGAGGGAGCCTCAATAAGAGGCGGACTAGTTAAGACTAAAGATGGGCTAGCGGTCTTTATCGCTTTCCTTTCGGCTGTCCTTTTTTTATTTTTCGGATTCATTTTGGGTGTAATTACAGATAACCCTAAGGCTGAGGAGAATGAAAAAGGTAACCGAGAACCTCAAAAAGTTAGAAAGTTCATTCATTGGATTATTAAATAATCATTCAAGTAAAATCTTAGGCTTAGCTACAATATTTTTTGTAGCTTTTTTTATTGTTTCTTCTAGAGGCGCAAGTCACGCGACAGAAGAAATGATTCTAATGGAAAATAACAGCAACCTCTTGATAGAAAATCATTCTTTAAAATTTATGATTTATAAGCAGGGGGTATACATAAACGAACAGAAGCTCATCATAGATGATTTGCGAGACTTTAAAAAAGCTGTATTAAAAAACAATTGGACGCAAAATGAAAATACTAAACGAAAAGAATATCAAGTGGTGGGGAAAAAATAAATTAGAGACTTGGGCTTTTAAAAAAAATGGAGACTGGTGGATTACGAAGCCAAAAAAAGAAGTTAAGCCCTTCTCGCCCCTCAAGAACGTAAGCGAAGACAAGCCAAACTGGAGAACTATCTTAATTTCTTCTTTAGTTGGAGGGCTAATAGCTTTTGTGGCTTTTTGCGTGCTCATAACTTACCTCTTTCTAAGAGATGCGATTTAAGGCCTTCCATTTCGCCCTACTTATTAGTCTGGGACTTTTAAATTGGAGCTGCTCTATCTTCCACCCAGAGAAGGTGAAGAAAGATGAAGCGGGTTATTACACTGACCATTATTGGTCCTGTGGTCCCAGAGCTTTAAACAGGGCATTTAAAGAGCTGGGTATATATTTAAGTTCAAAAAAGATTTCTCGAGAAATTCAAGACTCTGGCAATTTGTCTAGAGCCCTATTATCTTTGGCCCATCACGACGCGGTACAAATCACTTTCCCCTGTGAGATGTACCACGTTATTGAAAAACACGGTTTTAGAGTAGTAGGCTTAAAAGAATTAAAGCAATTAAATTCGAAAATTGATATTGCTCTGATTTTAGTAGCTAGAAATTACTTAGACGGAGAGGCTCATTGGCTCTGTTTCCCCGTGGATAATGATATAAAGGGATTCTTTGGAAAGGAGACTAAGATAGTCAAAATTTTTCTTTTAAAACATATTGACTAAAAGGCAAAAGCGTAGTACTATGTTCTTGTACTATGAATAGTAACATCATTAAACTCGTATCAATGGGTGCATTTATTGCCGTTTTATCGGTAGGATGTGCCATCTCCCAAAAGCTCCCGTCGGTTACCATCGGCGGAGCAGCAAACAAGAAGTCCGTTCTCGACGCGTCAGCTAGTAAAGCTGGCGTATCAGTGACGCTACCCCTTGTTAACGTTGATGTCCCTTTCCCCGCTTTAAAGCAGGTTAAGGAATAAATTAAATAACATTACGTTCCCCACACCCCGCACAATTAAGTGCGGGTATTTTTTTTATAAATTAGACACCGTTTCGGTGTATATACTTATGACTATATGCCTGAAAATAATCAAGACGACTTAAAAGCCGAGCTCTCTGAGAGCGAAGATTGTGCAATTAAGTTCTCTGCGCGGCTGGTAGAACTATTAGGTACTAAGATGCGAGAGCACAATAAGGAAAGTACTCAGAGTAAAGTCTCCCTCTCTCAACTAAAAATAGTTTACTCTAATGCTGCAAAAAATTATAGTTATGCAGGGTATTCTCGTGGCGAATGGGCGTTGGCGCGTGTAAATTTATTTTTAAGAGTAGCTAAAGGAGAAAAAGCGGATGTGATATCTAGCTATGAACGCACCTCTTTAGGGGGACTGGTCTTTGAGGCGAAGATAATCTCAGAAGATGAGCATGACGTTTCTTTAAAATGGGTTCCATCTCAAATAGATTTCACCACGGCCAAAAGTGAAATCAAAGAGCACAAATTAAATTACCATTTCTCTTCGGTCGGAGAACTATATTTAGAAGACTATACAAGAACAAGTTTCAACATCTACTAAGGAAAAAAATGAATATTAGAAATGTTTCACAATTAAAGAGCGCTCATTACGACGGCGTATCACCCAACAACGTTACTCATTTAATTGCATCGCCGGGAGTAAATAAGTCTATCGCGATTTATGTTGTGTCTAATTGGAGCGGAGCGACCGTGAAAATAACAGATGCGGACGACGCGTCTGATTCTGCCGGCCTAATCCGTTTTGCTTGTAAAGATGGAATGATAAGCTTGGACGCCCCTGTAGTCCTCCCCCCCAACAAGGGAGTTACAGTCGACCAATCGGGGGTGACAATTTTATATACGGTTATAAATAACTCCGTAGCTGGGGGAGCGTATTAATTTAAAGGATTTATAATAATGAAAAAATTAGAATTTATTACGACTTTCAGTTCCGAAATCAAGCCCTTGGTTCCGGAAGATAAAGACAAGTACCTCGCCATGGCGAGTCTAATGGATATTGCGGATTTTATTCCCGACATAGACGTAGAAAAAAATATCGATTTACTTCCAATAGCCTTTAATGCTTGCGTGGTTAATAGAGTTAATAAAAACGACGACGTAATAGACTCTAAAACAGCTCTGGCCATGGCCGAGCATTTTGTGAACAAACCGATTAATATTGAACATGATAGGCACCGCGTGCTCGGCACTATCCTGTCGGTGGGCTTCAGCGAATTCGGCACGGATAAAAAGTTGACCGCTGAAGAAGCGGGAAATGTTAAAGGCCCGTTTAATATTACCCTCGGGGGCGTACTGTGGAGAGTAGTTAATAGCGAGCTTACTGATATAATTGAAGAGGCCAGCGACCCTACTAGCGAATTCTACCAAAGAATCTCTGCAAGCTGGGAATTAGGCTTTTCTGAATACGAGCCCATCTTATTAGAAGTCGGTGAAAAAAATTTAGAAAACTCTGTCCTAATAGAAGATAACTCTAAAGTAATTGAAATTGGCGCAGAGCTACGGGCCTTGGGAGGCACCGGAGAGTATGAAGGGAAGAAGGTTTATAGAAAGGTATACGGAGAAGTAGTTCCTCTAGGAATCGGCTTAACTGAGAATCCAGCTGCGGATGTAATAGGAGTCGCCACGAAAACTAATAGAGAAGAGGAATTAGAAGAAGCGGCCTCGGAAGAGAATAACTTAAAAAATGATACACCAGTTGAAAATAATATTTCACATTTTAAAGAAAACAATGTAATTGAAAATAAGGATAGTACTATGGAAATTAACAGCATTAAAGACATCACCGATGAAACTCTTAAAGAGGTTTCTGCTTCGTCTGTTGCCGAGTTCATTCAAAGCGAGCTAGAAAAGGCCTCTGAAGAGTACGCTGCCCAAAAGACAGCCCTCGAAGATGCCGTAAAAGCTGGCGCGGAAGAGAACGTTCGCCTCCAGAAAGAGCAAGAAGAGATGAAAGAAGACTTTCATAAGGTCAAAACCACTCTTGACTCTCTCGAAGCCGAAAAAATTGAGAGGGAAAAACTGGATAAATTTAACGAACGCATGTCCGTATTGGATGATGAGTACCTTCTCGAAGACGAGGAGCGTAAAGTCATTGCTTCCGATATTAAGGAGATGGACGAAGAAAATTTTTCTACTTACGCCGAAAAGCTTGCAGTTCTTCTGAAGAGCAAGAGCAAAGCGGCCGTAGCAGAGAGAAAAGAGCAAGAAGAAGCAATTGCTTCCACTGAAGAAGCTAAGGTTGAAGAGCCCCAAGCAGAAGCTAAGGAAGAAGCTGCCTCCTCTGAAGAAACTACTTCGGAAGAACAGATAGTTGAAGAAATCGTCGACCAAGCTGAAGAGCAGAAAGAAGAGATTCCCTTAACGACCCAAGCCGAAGAACCCACCTTGCACGATAAGTATAAAGGTGCCTTCAACATTGATAATTTCGATATCAAACTTTAACAACTAATATATAAGGAAAAATAAATTATGGCTAGTACATTATTACCATTTAGGGACGTCAACGACCACGACGTTATTAACCTCTTTGCGTACAATGGAGAATTGGACAAAGGTCACATCGTAAACATCGAATCCGGTTGGAAAAATACCGACGAGATGGACTTGCGGGGTGATGTTGGCGCGAACCATTCAAATACGGTATCCGAGCGTTACGGCGTAAAAGCCACTCTCGGTATCGCATCTGGAACGAGTTCGAAGGCCATTGGCATTCTTCTCCACGACGTAAAAGAGACTGACGAAAACGGAGAAAAGCTCGTCTTTAACCCTCGTAAAGCTGCCGAAATGGGTATCGCTTTGAGTGGTCAGGCTGTTCCAGTAGCGACTAAAGGAATTTTCCTTTATAGCGGAAACATCCTAGCTGCTCAGACTGTCGCTCCCGGAGCAAGTCTTTATCATGATGTTAGCGGTGACCTCACCACTGGCACTACCGCAGGCATTGTGGTTGGTAAAGCCCTCGGCGCTGCTGACTCTAATGGACACGTATTGGTCCGTATCGACCTCTAACCAATAACTTTAAAAGGAGAAATTTAAAATGAAGTTAAAATTAAAAAATACCCCAGAGCAAGTTGAGCTTGTAAAAGCTATGGGCTCCAAGGATTTGACGGTTGCTCGCGAAGCTCAAGAAGCTTTTGCAGCCTTCCTAGGACCGGTAGTACAGCAAGTACTCAATCAAGCTGGAACAGCAAACGCGATTTTCGCTGACGCTGCATTTGACGAAGACGATAGCCCTAGCTATCCCCTCGACTTATACTATAATAACGGCGATAACCATGTTTCTGTATGGATGCAGTCTGTCGCTGGCGGTCTTCCCTCTAGTCATGTCGAAGGCATGAATGAGTTGAAGATTTCGACCTATCGCTTGGATAGCGCAATCAACATGTTGAAGCGTTATGTTCGCCGCGCCCGTTTGGACGTAGTAAGCAAAGGCGTAGAGAGAATGGCTCAAGAGATTCTTGTTAAGCAAGAGCGTAACGCTTGGGCGGTTATCCTTAAGGCCTTAGGTGAAGCTTCCACTGGTGGAAATGCTCACACTATTCAGACCTCTGGACGCACCAACTTTATGTTGAGTGACTTAAACGACCTGATGACTCGCGTTCGTCGAATCAATGAGTCGTTTGCTAATGGTACGCCTGACGTTGCTTATAGCAACGGCTTGACTGACCTGTACATGAGTCCCGAGAGAATGGCTGACGTTCGCGCGATGGCCTATAACCCCGTTAACACCAAAGGTGCTAATAATATTACTGGCACAGCCGCGAGTGGTACTATTGCGATGCCTGACGGAGTTCGGGAGTCCATCTACAACTCCGCTGGAGCAACCGAGTTATTCGGTGTTACTCTTAACGAGATGAATGAATTCGGTATTGGCAAAAAGTATTGCACCCTCTTTGGTGAGTTCGATAGCATTAGCTTCGCTCCTGCCACTGATGACCTCGTAGTCGGTCTTGACAATAGCAAGGGAGCGTTCATTCGCCCCGTGGCTACTCAAGCTGATAGCGGTGGCGCGGTAGTTACCTTGGCTGATGACCAATGGAGCGTACGTTCCGAGAAACTTGGCTTCTACTCTTTCGTAGAGGAAGGCCGCGTTTGTATCGATTCTCGCGCTGTTGTTGGTTTGAGCTTAGAAGCTTAATTCATAATTAATCACACAGACCCCCGCCTTAGGGCGGGGGTTTTTTATTTTAATTTTCGTTCCACTGGGTGTATAATAAGGATAAGGAATAAGGAAAATGCCTAAAAAATCGAAAAAATCTACGAAAGCATCAAAAGAAACAGTGAAAAATCTTAATCAAGCTCATGGCAGAGATGAATCTAAGCCCGTACCAACCACCTTGGACCAAATCTGGGGAGACACGGGACTTTGGAAATATAATACCAATGACGTAGATGAATACTCCGCCCAAGTCCGGACCATGACTTTGGCAGATATTAGAGAGCACGCTACTAAAAATGGCCTAGTTCCCGTGGGGGATAGGTCCTCTTTAGAAAAAAAGCTCATATCCGAATTTAAAAAGCACGTATCAAAATACACGGTCTCTGCCGTTCAGAAGAGGGAGCCTACGAGTCTTTCCGAAGAGGCTAAAAAAATTCTTAAAGAGGGTCAATAACCTTATAAAAATTTTATTTTGTAGTGTAATATTAAATATATTATGGCTACGAGTTATGACCTAAACATCACAAGAGGCTCTGATTTTAGCGTCCGTTTGAACGTAAAGGACGCAAACGGGGCTGCTTATAATCTATCTGGTTATTCTGTAAGCGGGATAGCAAAGTACAGATACTCCAGTATGGAGCCTCTTATTAACCTGTCTCCAGTAATTGTTTCTGGGTCAGGAGGGGGTAGTTACGCCAGCGGAATGATAGATATCAACGTTTCAGGAACGAATACTACAGGCGTTCCAATTGTTCAGGGCGTATATGATGTAGAAATTTACAGCGGCAGTTATCACGAAAAAGTTATACGGGGAAAAATAAACGTTCTCCCAGAGGTTACTTCTCCATTAACTACCGGAGTCGACTATAATGCGTCAGGGAATTATTATTAAAAATGTCTATTTCAGGGGTAGAGGTTATTGTACAGGGGCAGGTATCTGCTAGCGCCTCGCTTCCCGGCATTGCTGGGACGGCTGGTGTAGCGGGTCCGACTGGACCAGCGGGAGGACCAAGCGGTGCCGCTGGCCCTTCTGGCTCCTCTGGGCCAAGTGGGCCTGTCGGCCCGAGCGGCGCATCTGGTTATCAGCCCTCAGAGATAGATTCATATCGTTTTACAGGAGACGGTTCAACTAGCGTCTATTATATGAGCTACCCTGCTTCTGGGACAAATTTCGTAGTAGCCACCGTGGGCGGGCTAGTTCAAAACCCAGATGAAGACTATACCATAACTGGAAATTCAGGCGTTGCTTTAGCCAACGCACCCTCGAGTGGGGAAGAAATTGAAATTAGACATTTTCGTGGGCTGACTATCATAGCTGGGGCCCAAGGTGAAACTGGGCCTAGCGGCACTGCCGGTCCGAGCGGAACAGATGGGCCTATTGGCCCAGCCGGCCATTCAAGGACCTATGTCGTTTCTTTGACTGGCGCTGGCGGAGCTCCTTGGGAGGTAGATGGAGTTAGACATGCTCAGCTCACTGGAGTAAGAGGGTTCAGTTATAAATTTGATACTTCTCAGGCTAGTCAGCAAACCCACACTCTTAGGTTTTCTACTACTTCTGGAGGAACTCATAATGGAGGTACGCACTATAATTCTGGATGGTCTGAAAGTGGCACCCCGGGATATGCTAATGCTTATTCTGCATTTCAGATTCCAGACGATGCTCCAGCTACATTATACATGTACTGCGCTAACCATGATGACATGGGTGGTAGCGGGAAAATGACAACTGTAAATTTAGGAGTTGGTTCGGTCGGCGCAACTGGTCCTGCTGGGCCCGCTGGCACTGCTGGCCCAAGCGGGGCGACCGGAGCGAGCGGCGCTGCCGGACCAAGCGGAGCGACTGGAACATCTGGACCAAGCGGAGCGACTGGAACAATCGGGGCAACAGGAGCAAGCGGAGCGACTGGGCCGAGTGGCGCTGCCGGTCCCGCTGGTGGGCCCACTGGCCCTGCTGGACCTGCCGGCTCCGCTGGCGATGCTGGCCCGAGCGGTGCAACTGGTGCAACTGGTACTCAAGGTTATGCTGGGCCGAGCGGAGCCGATGGAGCGACTGGGGCATCTGGCGCTACCGGTCCCGCAGGTGGCCCTACTGGACCCTCTGGTGCTGCTGGCCCCTCTGGCGCAACTGGTGCAGCTGGCCCTGCGGGAGGTCCTACTGGACCCTCCGGAGCAACTGGCACCGCTGGCTCTGTTGGCCCAACTGGTTCAACAGGACCCGCTGGCGTCGCTGGTCCAAGTGGCGCAACTGGTACGACTGGTCCTTCTGGAGCCTCTGGCTCTGCTGGCGGCCCTGCTGGACCCGCTGGGCCAAACGGACCAACTGGCCCCGCTGGTGGCGGCAGTAGTATCGACGAGTACACAGTAATGATGATTAAAAATATATTCTCATAAGGAAAAAAATGGCGACTCTAACTAAATTACAATTAAGCGAATCAGCTTTCGGAAAACAAATTCTTGTCACGGGGACAGGGGTTACTCAAGTAACCACTCTTCATTCCGGGGTATCGGGAGCCGGAGCGGCGGTAACTGGAGAGATAGATGAAGTTTATATCTATGCGTATAATAGCCACACCTATGACCTCGAGCTAACTCTTCAATGGGGAGGGACGGGGAAGTATGACGAAGTAAAAACTACAATTCCATATAAAGCTGGGCGCTATCTAGTCGTAGATGGCAAGCTTGC